GCATCGCCAATGCCTGGCGCGCGCGCGTGTTCCCCGAAGCGGGTGAGAGCCTGGGCGCCGCCGGCATCGTCTGGACCAAGGTGCCGAGCATCGTCAATGCGTTCGAGCGCGGCGCGACCATCCGCGCGCGTGGTGGCCGGTTCCTGGCGATCCCCACCGGCTTCAATGCGCCGCACGGACGTCGCGGGCGCGGCATGCGCGTCACCCCGCAGCAGATGGTGGCCAGCCGGCAGGCGTTCCTGCGGCCGTTCAAGTCGGGCCGCGGTTTCGTCTGGTGCCTGCCCGTGCGTCAGGGCGAGCGTGTGGGACGGCGGCGTGCGCCGCTGCTCGCCGGCGGGTTGGTCGAAGTGGCAAGGCGCAAGATGCGCTCGGCTACGCGCGCCGCGTGGCATCGCGAACTGCTCGAACAGGGCTTCGTGCCGATGTTCCTGCTGGTGCCCCAGGTGCAGCTGACGAAGCGGCTGGATGTGCGCGGCGCCGGCCACCGCGCGCTCGCGCGCCTGCCCGCCGCGATCGTGCGGGAATGGGAGGCAGTCACCCCGTGACAGAGAAGCTCTCGCCGCGGCGCTGCCTGGCGCTGCTCGCGCTCGGCGTCATGCTGAGCTGGCTGGTCGCCTTCGTTGCCCTCGCGGTGTTCCACGTGCTCGGACGCTGGGCTGCCGGCGTGCTCGGATGGCTGTGAGCGCGCGCGAGGCGGCGATCGCCGCGCTGCACGCCGCGCTTGGGAGCGCGCTCGCGGTACGCTCGCCCGCACCGCAGGTGCTGCGGGGCGAGACCGTGCCGCAGCGCATCGCCGCCGGCGGGCTGGTGATGATCCAGGACGGCGAGACGGTCGAGGAGACCGCCATCCTCTCGCCGCTGCGCTGGCAGATCCGCCACGTCGCCGAGGTCGCCGTGGCGGCGCCAGGCACGACGCCGGAAGCCCGCGCCGCGGCGCTCGACGCGCTGCTGGTTGATATCGCCGCCGCGGTGGTCGCGCATCGTACGCTCGGCGGCGCGGTCGAGTGGGCGCAGCCCGAGAGCCCCTCCTTCGACGACCTCGCCTTCGACGGCGCCGCCTCGGTCCGCGCCGCGTCCGTGCCGGTCTCGCTCTGGTTCACCACCAGCGAGACCCCGCTCTCCTGACCAGCGGAGGTTCCCATGCCGCGTGCCATCGGCGCGAACAGCAAGCTGCACATGGCCGTGGAGGCGGCGTATGGCACGCCGCCGTCCGGCAACTGGCGGCTGATGCCGTTCGTCTCCTGCGATCTCGGCGCCGAGCAGCCCTTCATCGACGCCGACGTGATCGGCCTCGCCCCCAACCGCGACGTCGCCCCGCCGTTCCGCGGGGCCGAAGGCGGCCAGAGGCCACATCGTCACGGTGCAGGGGAATGCGGTCGTGCCCGTGGACCTCGAATTCATCGGCGACTGGCTGCGGCTGCTGCTCGGGCCGCCCGCGAGCAGCGGCGCCAATCCGGACTTCGTCCACACCTTCGTCTCGGGCGCGTCGCCGCTGCCGTCGAACAGCATCGAGCTCGCCTATCCCGACGTGCCGAACTTCGACGTGGTGAGCGGCGTGCGCGCGGACACCGTCGAGATCGACTTCTCGCCGTCCGACGCGGCCACCGCCACCGTCGGCCTGATCGGCCAGGGCTCGACCCGCGCGGCCACGTCCTCGGCCGGCACGCCGACCACGCGCGGCTACACCGCCTTCAACAAGGCGCAGGGCTCGATCCGCCGCAACGCCGCGCCGCTGGCGCAGATCACCGGCGGGCGCTTGAGCTTCAGCAACAGCGGCGAGATCGTCCGCACCATCCGGGACGACCTGAAGATCGAGGGCGTCGATCCCGGCCTCGCCCGCGCCACCGGCCAGATCACCAGCCGGTTCGAGAACACCCTGCTGCTCGACGATGCCGCGAGCAACGCCGCACTCGAGGTCGCGTTCGAGTACCGCATCAGCGCGACCCGCCGGCTCACCGTGACGCTGCACGAGACCTATCTCGCGCTCGCCAAGACGCCGATCCAGGGACCCGCCGGCATCGAGGCCGCGTTCGAGTTCCGCGCCGCCTTCAACCCCGCCGCCGGACGGATGATGACCGTCACGCTGCGCAATGCCGTGGAGAGCTACGATTGATGCTGACCCTCGACCTCTCCCGCGAGCCGCGCTGGCTCGACCTGCCGCAGGGCGTGCGGCTCTTCGCGACGCCGCTCGACCGGATCACGCGCGCGGCGGCGGAGGGTGCCGCACTCGCCGAGGCGAAGGCGCTGCTCGGCGAGGCCGCCCAGCAGGAGCGCTCGGTCTTCAACGGCCTCTACTTCATGCTGCTCGTTCGCCTGATCGCGCGCCGCATCGTCACCGCCTGGGAGGGCGTGGGTGATTGCGACGGTGCGCCGCTCGCGTTCTCGCCCGCCGCGCTCGATGCGCTGATGGAACGCGACGACATGGCCGTGTCCTTCTGGGACGCGGTGATCGGCCGGCCCGATCCTGCGGAAGCGGAGGGAAACGGCTGAAGGCCCGCGCCAAGTGGCACTTCGGCGGCGGGCCGGAGTACTGCCGCGGCTGCGCGGCGACCGAGCGCGACTGCGGCCCGGCCTGTCCCTACGCGGCCAACGCACCGACGACGATCGAGGGCGCGGCATGTTGGCAGGCGGCGATGCTCTGCATCGTCCCGGGCTTCGCCGGGCCGGAGCTCGACTTGCCGGCCGCGCTGCGCATCACCGAGAGCCTCGGCGTGCCACCGGCGCTCGCGCTGACGCTGCTCGGCGCACTGCGGCAGGGATGGCACGAAGGACTCGCATCTCGGGTCCCCATCGAACCGGGTTCGATGGGATCCCGATGGAGGCCTGCGCATGAGTGACGCGACCCGCCGGCTGTCGGTCCGGCTGTCGGTGGACGGCGCACAGCAGGCACGCCAGGAACTGACGCGCACCGGCGAGACCGGCGGTCAGGCATTCCAGCGCATCGTCTCGGGCGCGCAGGGCGCGTCGCGCGCGCTGTCGCTGCTCGGCCCGGCCCTGTCGGCGCTCTCGGTCGGGGCGCTGGCGAACTTCGCCCGCCGCGCGGTCGATGCGGTGGGCGGGCTCGGCGAGCTCGCCGATCAGGCTGGCGTCTCGACCGACGCGTTGCAGGCGTTCCGCTTCGCCGCCACCGAGGTGGGGCTGCGCAACGAGGAGCTCGAACGCGGCCTTGCCGTCCTGACGCGCCGGATCGGCGAGGCGGCGGCCGGCGAGGAGGTCGGCGAGCGGGCGTTCCGCCGGCTCGGCGTGGCGTTCCTGGACGCGGGCGGCAACGCGCGCGCGACCGAGGGTGTGCTCGCGGACATCGCCGACCGGATCGCCGCGGTCGAGAGCCCGGCCGAGCGGGCGCGCATGGCCGCGGCGGCGTTCGGCGAGGACCTCGGCCGGCGGCTGATCCCGTTCCTCGCGCTTGGCCGCGAGCGGTTTGAGCAGCTCACCGCCGAGGCGCTGCGGTTCGGGTTCATTGCAGATGCCGAACTGATCGCGCGCGCCGACCAGGCGTCCGACCGGATCGCCAAGCTGAGCACCGCATTCTCGACGCTGGCCACCAATCTGCTGGCGAGCGTCGCGCCGGCCCTGAGCGGCATCGCCGATCAGATCGGCCGGGTGGCGTTCGGTGTGCCGCTGGGCGAGCAGATCACGCGGCTGGAAGCGCGGCGGGCCGATCTGCTGGCTGCGCGCGAGGCCGGCGGCGGCGTGGCGCAAACGCAGGATGCCGTGCGGCGCGCGCTGGAGGAGCGCGGCCTGGCGCAGCCGCAGCGGCTCGCGGTCGAGCAGATCGACCGCGAGCTTGCCGAGATCGACCGGCGGCTGGGCGAACTGCGCCAGCGCAACGTGCAGTTCGAGGAGCGCGCGCGGGAGATCGTCGAAGGCCGCACGCGCGCCGGCGCGGGCGAAGCGGAGATGCGGCGCGAGCGCGCCGCCGCGGACATCGCCGGCTTGCGCGAGACCTTCGACGCGCGGCTGCGGATCGAGCGCGAATACCAGGAGCGGCTGGACCGCATCCGCCGTGCGGCCGAGGCCGGCGCGGTCGAGCCGGCGGAGCGGCAGCGGCTTGAGACCGACGCGCTGCGGGCGCGCGACGAGGCGCTGTCGCGGCTCACCCGCACCACGACCACGGCGGTGGATGCCGAGGAGCGGCGGATCGACACGCTGCGCCGGCAGGTCGAGCTTGCCGGGCTGGCCGACGAGCGCGAGCGGTTCGTCGCCGAGCGGATCGCCGGGCTGATGGGCGCGCAGCGCGCGGAGGCCGAGCGGCTCGCCGAGACGCTGTTCGACCTCCAGACGTCGCGGCGCGAGGAAAGCGTCGCGCTTCAAGAGGTCGGGCGGCTCTACGAGGAGACGCGCACGCCGCTTGAGCGCTACATCGCGGCGCTGGAACGACTGGGTGAACTGCGGCCGGTGCTGGAAGCCCGCTTCGGCGCCGAGCGCGCGGACGAGATCATCGGCCGGCGCGCACAGGCGCTGATGGACGAACTCGACCAGGCCGGGCAGAGGGCGGGCCAGGTCGAGGACATCGGCCGCCAACTCGGCTTGACCTTCGAGAGTGCGTTCGAGCGCGCCGCGGCCCGCGGCGAGGGCTTCCGCTCGGTGCTCGCGGGCATCGTCCAGGACATCAGCCGCTTCGCGCTGCGGCAGTTCGTCACGCAGCCGCTGTTCGGGGCGCTGGGCGCAGGTTTCACTCAGATGTTCGGCGGCCTGCTCGGCGGCGGCAATCCGCTGCTCTCGCTGTTCGGCGCCGATGGCGGGGTCAAGTCCGCGCGCGGCAACGCGTTCTCGCCGGCGGGGCTGATCCCGTTCCAGCGGGGCGGCGTGGTCGACCAGCGCACGCTGTTCCGCTTCGCCGGCGGCTGGGGCGAGATGGGCGAGGCCGGGCCGGAGGCGATCCTGCCGCTGCGGCGCACCCGCGACGGCCGGCTCGGGGTCGAGACCTCCGGCAGTGCGACGCATCTGACGGTCAACATCAACAGCCCGGACGCGGACGGCTTCCGGCGCACGCGCACGCAGATCGCCGGCATGGCCGCGGATGTGCTGCGGCGCGGCGGGCGGGTGCGATGATCGACGAGGTGCGCTTCCCGGAACGGATCGCCTATGGCGCGACCGGCGGGCCGACCTGGTCCACCACGGTCGCCGCGCTGCAATCCGGATTCGAACAGCGGATCCAGAACTGGACCGCCGGGCGGCACCACTACAACGTCTCGACCGGCATCAAGCGCATCGAGGACTATGCCGCCGTCCTGGCGTTCTTCCATGCCCGCCGCGGCCGGCTGCGCGGCTTCCGCTTCAAGGACTGGTCGGACTTCACCTCCGCCTCCTCTCCCGCCGTGCCGATCACCGCCAACGACCAGCAGATCGGGATCGGTCCCGGGCCGCATCGGTTGGTCAAGCTCTACTCCGATCCGCACAGTGCGTATCTGCGGCGCATCACCCGCCCGGTCGCGGGCACGGTGCGGATCAGCGTCGATGGCGTCGAGCAGGTGATGCCGGCGCCGCCGTTCCCGTGGTCGGTCGACGTGACCACCGGGATCGTCACCTTCACCGCTGCGCAGCCGGGCGCGAACGCGGTGATCCGCGCCGGGTTCGAGTTCGACGTGCCGGTCCGTTTCGACACCGACCGGCTGGCCGGCAGCTACGAGAGCTTCCGCCTGCTCGCCGCCCGCGACATCGATCTCATCGAACTCAGGGAGTAGCCATGGCACTGCTGACCTTCGAGGGCTTCGAGCCCTACGCCACCGGGCCGCAGAGCGCGCAGACGCTCAACACCGTCGAAAGCAACTCAAGCATCAGCACGGCGCAGGCGCGCACCGGCGCGCGCAGCCTGGTCATCGTCGGAATAACCGTTCCCACCAATTTCTGGCGGCGGGTGTTCACGCGCACCAGCGACACCGTGATCGTCGGCGTCGCCTACCGGTTCTCGGCGTTTCCCAACGACACCGCTGCGCCGCTCTGCCGCTTCGGCGATACCGTTGACGGCGTCCACCAGATCGGCTTCGGGGTGAACGCGTCCGGCAATCTGGTGGTCGGCCGCGGCATCACGGCCGACAACACCAACTACTCCGTCGTGCTCGCCACGCACGGCGTCGAGACCGAGCCCATGGGCACCTGGGTTCATTACGAGTTCAAGGCACTGCTGCGCGCGGATGCCACCGGCGCCTTCACGCTGCGGCGCAACGGCGCGATCGTGCTCGCGCAGTCCGGCGTGCAGACCATCAGCGCGGCCGGGATCAACGTGAACTGCGTCACGCTGCACACGCGCTCGAATCACGCCGATGATCTCTATGTCTGCGACGGCGCGGGGGCGCACAACAACGACTTCCTCGGCCAGGTGCGGGTGGCGACGCTGCGCCCGGACGGCAACCACGCGGTGCAGTGGACGCCCAATGCGGGGCCGAACTGGCAGGCGGTCGCGGATGTCACGCCCGACGACGACACCAGCTTCGTCTCGGCCGCCACGCCGCTGACCGACCTCTACACCTTCACCGACCTGCCGCCGGCCGCGGCGACGGTGCGCGGGGTGATGGTGCAGCACCGCGCGCGGATGGACGACGCGGGCACGGTGGTGCTGCGCGGCGTGCTCGGCAGCGGCGCGGCCGAGATCGAAGGGCCGAACGACAACCTCGACACGCTCTACCGCTACGCGTCGTTCGTTGCCGAGACCGATCCGGCGACCGCGGCAGCCTGGACGCCATCGGCAGTGAACGCCCTGCGCGCCGGCGTCCGGCGCATCCCCTGAGGAGCGCGGCGCATGGCCCTGCTGCTGATCGACGGGTTCGACCTCTACGACACTGTCGCACGGATGAACCGGCGCGGCTGGACCGATGCCGGCGCCGCTGCGCTCGCCTCCGCCGCGCTGTCGCTGATCGCAGGGCCGTTTGCCGGACGCGCGGCGGCGATCGACAACGCCACGGCGCAGTCGACCGCCACGGCGCTGCGCCGCAGCTTCGCGGCCCAGACCGGCATCGGCTGGCAGTGCTGGCTGTTCATCGCGCAGATCCCGACCACGACCATGACGCTCGTTTCGCTGCGCGAGGGCACGACCGAGCACGTCAATGTGCGGCTGAACACCGCGGGCAACCTGATCGTCGCACGTTCGACCACCGCGCTCGCCACCGGCTCGACGCCGCTGACCGCCGGCCGCTGGCACCACCTCGAACTCAACACCACCATCGCCGATGCGGGCGGCACGTTCGACCTGCGCGTGGGTGGCACGACGCTCGTCAGCGGCACCGGCGACACCCGCAACGCCGGCACCGGCGTGGTCGACAACATCCTGCTGCGCCAGGCGATCCATTCCGCCCCCGCCGGCGTGACGGCCTACGACTCGCTGGTGGTCTACACCCTGGCCGGCGCCGCGCCGAACGCCTTCCTCGGCGTGCGCTGGATCGAGACGCTGCGCCCGACCGCCGATGTGGTCGCGAGCTTCGCGCGCCAGCCTGCCGATGCGGCGAGCAATGCCGCGATCGCCGGCGCGACCATCGACACCGGACGCTTCCTGCACTCGGAAACCGTTGCGGCGCGCGATCTCTACGCGCTCTCCGACCTGACCGGCGCGCCGACCACGGTGCATCTGGTCAACCTGGTGGCCTATCTCGGCCGGCCGCAGGATCTGCCGCGCGAGATGCGCACGGTGCTGCGGAGCGGTGCGACGGACGCGCTCGGCGCGACCCTCACGCCGGCGCAGCCTGACGGCCGCTACGAGGAGACGCTGCACCTCACCGACCCGGCGACCGGCTTGGCCTGGACGCCCGCCGGGGTGAACGCGGCCCAGGCAGGGGCCGAGATCGTCTCGTGACCGAGGGCCGGCTCTGGACCCTCGGCACCGAGGCGCTGCGCGACGCCCCGGGCTCCGGCAGCGACGGGCGGCTCTGGACGCTCGGGCTGGAAGTGCTGCGCGACGCGGTGCCGGTGTTCGGCGCGCGCACAACCCAGGCGGCGGTGCAGATCGCCTATGCCGGCGGCGGAGTGCCGCGCGTCACCCAGGCGGCGGTCAGTGCGCTCTACGACGAGAGCGCAGCGCCCGCGCGCGTCACCCAGGCGGCGGCGAACGTGCTGTTCGACCAGATCGCCTCGGGGCGGGTCACGCAGGTCGCGGTCAGCGCGCTCATCCTGGACTCGCTCGACGGCGGCGAGGTGAACACCACCTGCCTGCTGTTCCGCATCCGCCGCGCCGACGGTGTGGTGCAGCGCTTCGCCTCGCTCGACCGCGACGTGGTCTGGGCCGGCGAAACCTGGCTCGGCACGGCGCCGCTCGACCCGATGGCGGCGGAGGCGGCGCGCGGGCTCGCGGCCGGCCAGACCGAGGTGGTCGGCCTGCTCGATGCCGTAACGTTGCGGGCCGAGGATCTGCTGAACGGGCTCTACGACGATGCCGAGATGCGGGTGATCCGGATCGATTGGTCGGCGCCCGCGCGCGGCGGCATCGTGCTGTTCGAAGGAAGGCTGGCGGTGGCGCAGATCGGCGAGACGCAATTCTCGGCCGAGATCAGATTGCCAGGCGCGCGGCTCGAACAGGCGGTGGTCGAGCTCTACAGCCCCGAGTGCCGGGTCGATCTCTACAGCCCGCCCTGCGGCGTGGCGCCCGGCCCCTGGACGGAGACGCACACCGTCACCGCCGTGCTGTCACACACCCGGATCGAGGTCGCGGGGTTCACGCGCCCGGCTGGCTGGGCCGATTACGGCATGATCACCGTGCTCGCCGGGCCGAATGCGAACGCGCGGCGCGAAATCCGCCGGCATCACGCGGGCGGCGTGCTGGATCTGTGGGAGCCGTTCGCGGCCCCGCTCACTGCCGGCACGTCGGTCAGCATCGCCGCCGGCTGCGACAAGCGACGCACCACATGCGCGGGCAAGTTTGGCAACGTGCTGAACTTCCGCGGCTTCCCCGACGTGCCGGGCGAGGACCGGCTGTTCCGCACCCCGGACGCGCGGTGATGCCGAGCCGCGAGGCCGTGATCGCCGCGGCGCGGGGCTGGCTCGGCACGCCGTTCCGCCACCAGGGGCGCGTGCGCGGGGTGGGGGTGGATTGCGGTGGGCTGGTCGTGATGGCCGCGCGCGAAGCCGGCTGCTCGGTCGTGGACCATCCGCCCGGCTACCCGCGCTGTCCCGATGGCGCATCGTTGCAGCGCGTGATCGAGGCGCAGTGCGCGAAGATCGGCGATCTCGAACCTGCCGCGGTGGCGCTGATGCGCTGGGAAGACGAGCCGCAGCATGTCGGGCTGATCGCGCGGCACGGCGATCGCTGGACGGTGATCCACGCCATCATGGAGGCGCGGCGCGTGGTCGAGCACGGCTTCACCGAGGAGTGGGCCGCCCGGCTGGTCGGGCTCTACCGCCTGCCAGGGATCGAGGGCTGACGCATGGCGACACTGGTGCTCTCGGTCGCCGGCGCGGCCATCGGCGGGGCGATCGGCGGGCCGATCGGTGCCTTCGCCGGCCGCGCCATCGGTGCGCTCGCCGGGTCCGTCATCGACTCCGCGCTGTTCGGTCAGAAGCAGCGGGTCGAAGGGCCGCGCCTCGCCGACACCAAGGTCTCGACCAGCACCTACGGCGTGCCGATCGCGCTGCTGTTCGGCGCGGTGCGGATCGGCGGCAACGTCATCTGGGCGTCCGATCTGCGCGAGCGCGCGCATCGGCGCCGTGTCGGCGGCAAAGGCGGGCGGCGCGGCACCGCCACCACCTGGACCTACTCCTGCGACCTCGCGGTGGCGTTCGGCGCCGGACCGGCCGCCGCCATCCCGCGCCTCTGGGGTGACGGCAAGCTGCTCGCCGAGGGCACGGTCTGCCGCCGCGCCGCCTCGCTCGCGCTCTACCTCGGCACCGAGGCGCAGATGCCCGATCCCACCATCGAGGCCGCGGTCGGGATCGGCAACACCCCGGCCTATCGCGGCATCGTCTATGCGGTGTTCGCCGACCTCCAGCTCGCCGATTTCGGCAACCGCATTCCGCTGATCACCGCCGAGATCGCTGGGCCGCCGCGCAGCGCCGGCGGCGTGATCGGCGCGCTCGCCGGTCGCGCCGGCGTGGGAAGCCAGGTGTGCGTCGCCAGCCTCGGCGAGCCGGTCGCCGGCTACAGCATCGCGCGGGCGGTCTCGGCGCGCGCCGCGATCGAGGAGATCGCGTTCGCGTTCGGTGCCGAGGGATCGCAGGTGCCGGGCGGCGTGGTGATGCGCCGGCGCGGCCAGGGCGCCACCGGCGGGCTCGACTACGACCAGATCGGCTGCGCCGAGAACGATCCGCCCGAGGATGACCGTATCGTGGTCGCGCGCGGCGAGGAGGCCGCGCTGCCGCGCGAGGTGACGTTCACCTTCGCCGATCCCGCGCGCGATTACCAGGAGAACACCGCGCGGTCGTTCCGCCAGGCCGGACGCGGCGAGGGCAAGGTCGCGGTTGAACTGCCGCTGGTGCTGGCGGCGGCCGACGCGAAGGCGCGCGCCGAGCAGATCCACCGCGATCTCTGGGCCTCACGCAGCACCGTCGAGCGGATCGGCCTGCCGCCCCGCTTCAACGCCGTGCAGGCGGGCGACCGTTTCGATGTGCGGCTTGCCTCGGGCTGGCAGCGGCTGGCGCTGACGCGCGTCGCGGTCGGCGCCAACGGCCTGGTCGAGGCGGCCGCCGTGCTGGAGCAGCCGGAGACCTGGCTGCCGCACGCGGCGCCGGCGGACAGCGGCACCGTTCCGGGCAATCTCGCGCCGCAGATCGTGCCGACGATCGCGCATCTGCTCGACCTGCCGATGCTCGCCGCCCAGGACGACGACGCCGGGTTCTACGCCGCGCTCGGCGGCGGTGCCGGCTGGCGGCTTGCCGAACTCTACCGCAGCCCGGATGGCGTAGACTTCGCGTTCCTGCTCGCCTCCGACCTCGCCGCGGTGCTCGGCACCGCAACGAACGCGCTGGGCAGCGGGCCGGCCGCGATCATGGATCACGCCAACACGCTCAACGTGACGCTGGCGAACCCATCGCACGAGCTCGAATCCGTGACGTTCGACGCGCTGCTGCGCGGCGCCAACGCCGCGCTGGTGGGGGGCGAGATCATCCAGTTCCAGACCGCGACCCTGGCCGGGCCTGGGCAGTACGTGCTCTCGGGGCTGCTGCGCGGCCGGCTCGGCACTGATGACGCGATCGCGGGGCACGCCCCCGGCGCGCGGTTCGTGCTGCTCGACGGCACCGAGGCGATCGCGCGCGTGCGCGACGGGCTCGCGCTGGCCGGCGTGGTGAACACCTACCGCGCGGTGTCGCTGCACCAGCCGTTCGGCGATGCCGCGCCGTTCAGCTTCACCAACAGCGCGCGGTCGCTCCGGCCCTATGCGGTGGTGCATCTCGCCGGCGCCCGCGACGGTGCGGGCAACCTGACCATCACCTGGCACCGGCGCACGCGCGTCCCTTCGCCCTGGGCGGACGGCGCCGATGCCCCGCTCGGCGAGACGGCCGAACGCTACGAGATCGACATCCGCAACGCCGCCGACACCGCGACGCTGCGCACGCTCGCCGTCACCACGCCGGGCGCGGTCTACAGCGCCGCCGAGCAGACCGCCGATTTCGGCTCGGTGCAGGGGAGCGTGCGGGTGCGGGTGTTCCAGATCAGCGGCACGGTCGGCCGCGGCATCATGCGAGGAGCCATCCTGTGAGCACACCGCGACTCGGCCTGCCCTACATCCACGTGCAGCAGGCGCAGAAGGAGGTGACGCACTCGGAGGGGCTGGTGCGGCTCGACGCGCTGGTGCAGGCCGCCGTGCAGGAGATCGGGCTGAACGCGCCGCCCGGCTCGCCGGCGGAGGGGCATCTCTGGGTGGTCGGGCCGAGCCCCACCGGCGCCTGGGCCGGGCAGGCGAACCGCATCGCGCAGCGCATCTCGGCCGCCTGGCGGTTCTACGTTCCCGCCGCCGGCTGGCGCGTCTGGGACCTTGTGACGCAGCAGGAATGGGCCTGGACCGGCACGGCCTGGGTGGCGACCGGGGCGACCGTGCTGCGCGGCAGCGCGACCTACGACCCGCCGAGCCTCGCCGCCGGCGCGGGCGTGACGACGACGGTGCCGGTCGCCGGCGCCGCGCTCGGCGACTTCGCCCGCGCCGCGTTCTCGCTCGATCTGGCGGGACTGCAACTGACGGCCTGGGTGAGCGCCGCCGACACGGTCAGCGTGCGGTTCCAGAACGGCACCGCGGCAGCGATCGATCTCGCCAGCGGCACGCTCAGGGCGAAGGTCGAGAAGGCGTAGCGCAGGCACGGGCGCATCAGCGATCACGGTTCGGGCCCCGCCGGCCGTCCTACGGGACGCGCTGGCGGGGCCTTTCGCGCGTCTGGGGGGCGGCCGATCGCGCGCCGCGCTACGCGATCGGCTCCAGCAGCTCCGGCCCGTCCCGGCGCACGTCGTTCACCGCACGTCCGACGGGCCACGCGCGCAGTGCGTCGTTGGGTGCCGGCTTCATCAACGCTGCAGCCGCGTCCGCGTCGTCGCCGAGCCAGATCTCCACGTCCGTGGGATCGATGATCACCGGCATGCGGTGGTGGATCGGCAGCAGCGTCTCGTTCGCCTCGGTGGTGATCACCGCGAAGGTTCGCAGCACCGAACCGTCCGGCGCGCGCCAGCCATCCCAGATGCCCGCCACCAGCATCTCCTGACCGTCGCGCCGCGCAATCGCGAAGGGCTGCTTCGGCGGCTTCTCGCCCGCCCATTCGTAGAACGCGTCCATCGGCACCAGACACCGTCGGCGCTCGAAGCTGTCGCGGAACATCGGGCTCGTGCGCACCGTCTCGGCACGCGCATTGATCGGCCGACGCGCTGCCTTGATGTCCTTCGTCCAACGCGGCACGAAGCCCCAGACCAGCGGGTCCTCATGCAGCTCGCCGGTCTCGGGGTGGCGGCGGATCACCCCAACCTCCCGCGACGGGCCGATGTTCCACCGCGGCCTCAGGAGTTCTGGCTTCCAGCTCTCCTGCCGCGGCAACGAGCGGAGCTCCATACCGCGCAGGGCTGAGCGTTCGTCACGCGTCCGATACTTGGCGAACCGTCCGCACATGGCGCGGACGGTCGCACCCGGCGGATGAACGGACAACCATCCGCCAATGGCGATGGCCCCGTCCGGACCATGCCTTGACTCCGCACCCCCAGCATCGAACAAATAGAGAACATCAGCAG